CGCAGTACTCTCGACGACTACGACCGGTGCTCAAACACGGTACCTCCAAGAGGGCGAGAAAAGTTGCAACGCTATGGTGGTATATAACCAAGGGGTCTAGAGTTGCAACGCTATGGCTGTCGACAACAACGAGTACTATCAAACTGAGGGCAACCGTCTCGGACCGGGAGCGGCTAGCGGACCCCCGGGGAGCCGGACGCGACTGGGAGGAGCCGGTCTCGGACGACATGTCGTCTCGGACGGGATCCGTCAACTTTTTTAAAAAAAATTATTTTCAGACTTTTAAAATTTTCGAACGGCATCCGACCGAGTACGCAGTACTCTTGGCGACTACGAACGGTGCTCAAACACGGTACCCCCAAGAGGGCGAGAAAAGTTGCAACGCTATGGTGTTAGACAACCAAGAAGTCTAGAATTGCAACGCTATGGTGGTAGACAACCACGAGTACTATCAAACCAACCGTCTCTGACCGGAAGCGGTGGGGGGGAGCCATTATTCCAGACTCCAAGTTGAAGAGCCTACTGATGATTAAGGAAGAGGCCGTTCTAAAGTACCCCACCATGCAAAAGTATTTGAAAAATTGTTTCGACGAAGAATTGGAACCATACGACGACAACGGTAAAATCGACCATCATGTTACAACGGCTACCGAAGACGCCACTACCGAAGACGCCACTACCGAAGACGCTAACACGATCGGGGATGGCTGGCCGATACGACTTTTTTAGTCCGAGACGGCTCCCCATCTCTCGTTCCTCGCTCGAGGTCGCCAAGTATGTCAAGAATCCAGTAGCAAAATCGGCCGGCAAGGGTATATGTCACGGTTCTTTTACAACTTTTCAAGTTTATGGTTGTAGATACCATAATTTTTGTAAAACGGCCAAAATCCACTAGCAGACTGTTATGGTACTTTTAACCATTACTTTGAAAAGTTTTAAAAAACTTCAAACGCCATCCGAGTCGCTTGAAGCTCGTTCGCTCTCCGGGTTCGCCATCCCGCTTGGGTTTCGCCATTCTTCCGCCTTGGTGATATTTTTATGGTCCTCTTTCGCCCCGTGAGTTGGGGGCAACTTGTCCCCACCTTGTTAAGTACAAGAGGACCATTATTTTCTCGGCCAACCAACTCGGAAAGGTCCTTCTTCTCGTCTGCGTCAACATATTTTTTATGGTTCTTTTGTGTCGGTTTCGGATTTTTACGCTTACCCAAGCGTAAAAATCTTAGTGTCGTTCAAGCTCACAAAAACAGCTTGATCACGGAGCCTTTAGCTCTGCATATTGGACAAGATGTAACTTTGGAAAGGCATTCTTGGCAAAATACGTGGCCGCAAAAATAGCTTCCCAAATTCGAATCCGGAGAGTCTTGGCAGCATATACTACAGTTGTAGACGGTGTTAACTGCAGCGGCTGTAGTAGCAACGGGGTACTTTTTTCTAAAGTCTTTTTCAAACTCGACCCTAAGCTCGTCTTCGTAAGAGAGAGGCACCTCTTTGTGCTTGGCCAAACCCCTGTCGGCCAAGCACCTGTTGTAGGATGTTCGATATTTAATCTTAAAGACGCGACAAGCCATGCAAAATCGATGCATTGTATTTTTAGCGGCTACCTTGACGGCTTTACCGATATACATTGTTACCGGTCTTAACACGTTAGTCCACAAGAGCTTGCCCATACTCATGAGATATGAAATCGGCATCACCACAGCCTTGTCGATGAGCCAAACGAGCAGTTTGCAAATAGGCTTCAGAACGTCGTAGACGAACTTGGAAATTACTACGATGAGCCGCACAACGGTTTTCAACAAGAACACTGCGACTTTAAGAGTCCCATCGTACACAGCTTTGAGGACCAAACCCGTGCCGGCGGTCGTATAGATTATACAGTCGAATACTGTATTCATTTGATATATTGTGTTTATGGTTCTTTTTTACATTAAATTTCAATTTACGTGTAAAATTGTAAAAAGTTATGGTTTCGACTAACATCAAGAATCGTTCTCTCTCTCTCCGAACAGCACAGTGTTCCGTGATCCGACCGTCGCAGCTCTCACCGGTTGCAAAAGTTGGACAAGAAAAATAGATCGACTTAGAGTGAAAGCACATCACGATTTTGAAATTGGTTCCGACTACAGCTCTTTGTACGTGTTGTTCTCAAGTACTTCAAGGTAGACGGGAGAGCCGTCTCGGACTAAAAAGTCGGATCGGGATCCGTCAACTTTTTTAAAAAAAATTATTTTCAGACTTTTAAAATTTTCGAACGGCATCCGACTGCGCCCGCAACGACTACATACATTGTCCAACCTCGTTCCTCGCTCGAGGTCGCCTTCGGCTCCCCCGTCGCTCGTACCTCTCAAAAACAACCATGAAAACTCTAGTCTTTTTAAGGTTTACTAGAACTTTAAAAAGACGACAAGGTGTCGAAACCGGTACAAGCGACCACAAACGATGTACAAGAGCAATCTCCAACGACCACAACAAGCGGCGAGGTAAGAGCCGTTGGACAGCGACTACACGGTGCTTGAACAAAACCTCAAAGAAACGGACTCGAACGGGGTGGACAAGACGGGTGGATCCAACAAGGTGATGAAAGCTTTAAAACTAGTCAGATGATCAACAGCACCTTGAATTGTTGAATAAATTTGTGGTTTTAAAATACCCTAAAATACTTTACAAATCTATACACTTGCACAACACCCCATACAACCCTATTGACCCACCAAAAAAAAGAACTAGAGAGTAACGCTTGCTCGAGACCAAAAATTTGATTGGATAGATTATAAAAAAGCTAAGAGAGGTTAAACAACAATGGGAATAAAGAGCTTGAGTGGGTTCCTAAAGAACCATAACCTTTACGGTACCTTAGACATTGTTAAACTAAAGTATTTAAAAATAGGTATAGACACGCCTATGTTACTGTACAAATATAAGGCGTCTACTGATCCAGAGACTAATGACTGGTTAGGCCAGTTTGCAAACTTTGTGGCCTTTTTGAGAAGACACGACATCCATCCTGTTTTCGTTTTTGAAGGTAAAGCTCCTCCAGAAAAGTGTCAAACTCAAAAAGATCGAAAAGTCCAACGTCAAAAGATGGCCGAAAAGACGATTCAGATTGAAAAAGACCTGCAGAACATGATCAATCACGACACTATCACTTCGTTGTTGACGGAAATTTACACCAAAAGGGTGGTCCACAAACCCTTTTGCATACCGCAACGCGAAAACATACCTAGATCAGGGTATCTAGACATTTCCGAAGTAACGGCCGTCGTCAAAGAAGAGCTGATGCGTCGAAAACGGTACGACGTGTCTATATCTTCAGGCGACATTGAAGCTCTTAAAGAGTTGTTGAGATTGTTGGGGGTCAGCTACGTCCAAAGCGAAAGAGAGGCCGAGACCGATTGCGTAGCCATGTTTTACGATGGGTTGGTCGACTACGTAATGTCTGAAGATTCCGACGTCTTGGCTTATCACGACCCTAAACAAGACAACAAGTTTATCAAGGTCATATGTGACTTTGACATTAAAAATTCTTCTTTTACGTATATATCAAAAAAAAAGGTTCTAAAGAACCTAAATTTAACGTCTGAGTCTTTTAGGGACTTTTGCATCATGTGCGGCACCGACTACAACAAAAATATACCGAGAATAGGAGTTCAGACCGCTTTTAAGCTGGTGTCGAAGCATAATTTGATTGAAAAATTACCTATTCAAGATATCAGCATTTTGAACCACGAAAGAATCAGACAAATATTTGAGGTCACCGAAAACCTAAAAGCGGCCGCTTTTGCCAACTGGTGCAAAATAACCGAGTCATCCGTGTTCTTCTCCGAAATGGACTTGTTTACCGGTACCCACAAACTTAGAAATGTAAACGTGCAAAATCTCTACACGGCGCTGTCTCAAACAAACGTGGACTGGGAAACGGCGTTTTGAAAAATGAAATGCTATTGGCGGTTGTAATAGGGTTAGAAAGGACCAAGATGAGCAGTCAAACCACCAATATCAAAATGAGCCCTACTTCACGTAAAAGATTGGACAACTACCTGGTACAGTCAGATTTCAGATCAAAGCACCCTGATAAATTCGAGCACATTAGAGGTCAACTAATTCCATCACCCTACAGTGACTCTGTAGAGGGTATACTTACCTTTGCAAATGAAAAGATTAAACAGAAACGTGGTGAATCTGCACCTAAAAAATAACAATATAAATTTTTTAAGCTATTGATATAGCTTAAAAAATTACAAATAATAAATGAAGTCCCAAACAATAGTAGACCACTTCTACGCCTTCAACAATGTAGCAGTGTTCCCGGCGACATTTGCACGCAGCTACTTTCCCAAGTTTTATCAAACAATTTACACCCTGGGCAACGACTTGTCTAACGAGGACCTAGCGGTGTTTGCATCTACCATGTCTGAAAACTTGACGACCTCGGACAACTTTGACAGTCTTCGGGTGAACGGGTTTGTAATCTTCAACTCTAGAACAGCCACTATTGAACAAGTATATCTTGTAGAGTCGGCCGACTACACGGTGAAGACGAAAATTTTGGACGTGATCATGTACACGATGCACGGAGACGTGTTTGTAAACATGTACACTGTCAACCCCAATTTTGACGTTGACGCCACTTTTTACGTAAAGTATGGTTTTGTCGAACCAGAAATAGTAAACAACGTCATACGGATGAGGTTCTCCCAGAGACCCTCTTTAAAAATGACTCTTGCTCAAATTCGGCTGGCCGTTACGACTTTGCAGTCTAACAATTCGACCATTAAAATGTTTATACCAAAAGACGTGGCTCTAATCATGTCCAAATGCTTAAGCGAGATCAACGAGGCAGGCGGCAACATGTCTATACTCAAGTACATTGATGACGTCGCCATCATGGGCATAAACTCTGAAGACATAGTCAGCGGTACCGAGGGCACGACTTTTCTACCCAAAGAGTACTCTCCCTTTGTATTTCATACTCATCCCGACCACATCACCAGAGAGTTTAAGACGTTTATAAGTTGGCCGAGCGGTCAAGACATGATGGTGGTTGCTCTAAGCTACATGGAGTACAGAAATCAACTGGTGCACTTTGTCTCAAGCCCTGAAGGGGTGTGGGCCATACACGTTACCGCTGAATTTCAACGCATTTTGTACATTATTCGATCACAAAACTCAAAAAAATGTTCTAGGGGTATTTTTGAGGCCATTTACACCATCTTCACAGCGTTCGAGTCGCCGAGGCTATCTTCGAACGTTGCCGCTGTCGAAAGATATAACGTGGGCGACAAGTACCTTTCTCTAGTCAAAAATTATACCTTGTCCAAACTGATAGCGGACGTTCCTATTTTGCGGTCTCAATGCTCCCAGGCAAAAGTGACGCGTGACGCTCAACTGTACAACGTTAGCCTTATCAAGTGGAAGCACTTTTCCGAACCCCCTGACCAAGGTGTTTTTTTAACCTTTGACTACAATATAGATGTTGCAGGTGGTCTTACCGGGTTTCTTTGACCCCTGAATAAACAACTTAATAAATATGCCACACCACGACATAAAAATTAAACCGTTCGACTTTGACTTGATCAGTCCAAACTCGTCCAATTACACAGACCCTAACCAAGGGGGGTCAAAAATTTTTATCATAGGCAAGTCCAACAGTGGCAAATCGACTTTGATCAAGTCGTTGTTTTACCACAAGAGTAACATTTTTCCGGTAGCCATGGTAATGTCTGGTACAGAGTCCGAAACCGGGTTCTACAAGCAGTTCATCCCCAACGCTTACATTTACGACGAGTACGACAACGACGTTTTGACCGAATTCGTGGTCAGACAGAAGGGAGCACGGCAATTTTCTTTCAATAATCCGTGGGCGGTGCTAATCGTAGACGACTGTATGGACGACCCATCGGTGTTTAACAAACCGCCTCAACCGGCCTTGTTCAAAAATGGTCGACATTGGAAAATGTTGTACGTCATCTCACTTCAGTACGCGTTGGACGTCAGACCTCACATTCGGTCCAACATTGACGGAGTCTTTATTTTCAGAGAGTCGAACGCAGCCATTCGTAAAAAATTGTACGAAAATTATGCTGGCATCATACCAAACTTTTCATTGTTTGAAAAAATCATGGACGCCATTACAGAACACTACACGGCGTTGTACATTCAGTGCAATTCTGTGACCAACAACTGGCAAGATTGCGTGTTCTACTACAAAGCCCCCCTTATCGACAGTTTCCAGTTTGGATGCCAAGAGTATAGGGGGTACGCCAAAAAAGTTACGCTGCCTGCTCACTCGCAGTAAATTTTAAAGTTTATGGTTTTTTGAGACCATAAACTTTCTTTGTTGCGTATGGTCGCCCGTACACCCTATGTCAAAAATCCACTAGCAAAATCGGTCGGCAAGGGTACCAACATGTCACGGTTCTTTTACAACTTTTCAAGTTAATGGTGAAAAGTACCATAACTTTTGTAAAACAGTAAAAATCCACTAGCAGACTGTTATGGTTAAAAGAACCATTACTTTGAAAAGTTGTCAGAAAAGTTGACGGATCCCGTCCGAGACGACATGTCGTCCGAGACCGGCTCTCCCAGGTCATAGTCGCCGAGAGTACTGCGTACTCGGTCGGATGCCGTAGGAAAAATTTTAAAAGTCTGAAAATAATTTTTTTTAAAAAAGTTGACGGATCCCGTCCGAGACGACATGTCGTCCGAGACCGGCTCTCCCCGTGGTCGCTGCGCTCCCCGTGGTCGCTGCGCTCCCCGTG